GTTAGGTGTAAGCGTTTCTAAAACTGCGTAGTTGTCTAATAGCGTTTTATGCGCTACTTGGTATACCTGCGTCATGGCGGTTAGGCCGCCTTTCGATTAGACGAATTTAACGAATTTTGTAGCGTCTGCCATAAAGGTAGCTGCATAGCCACGGTACGCAATAGTGCGGCCCAAGGTGCTAGGTACGTCTACGGAAATGGCGCCTTTTTGCTGTTCGTAAAATTCAAATCCTGCGGCTGGGCCGGCTGCGTGGCCCATAAATGAACCTGGCGTATCTTTATCGACTACAAGCACAAGGCCTAGCGGGTTGCCGTTCCAATTAGCGGCCGACAACTGGCCAGGCGCGTTCATGGCGCCAATTTGTGGGAATACTGGGCGGCCTGTGCTGTCAACCAATGAACCCAACGCGGCCCACGTACCAGGTGTTACGACCATGTGCGTAGGTAGGTAGTTTGTATTTAACGAAATTTGGCGGGCGCCTTCGTAAATTGCTGCTATCCAGTCGGCAGGGTCCGACGTGTCGGCAACTGATGTTGTTTGTGAAATTGCGCCTTGGCACTCTGTCACGGCGTACGTGTTCGTTGCTTGTCCGTAGGCAATAGCCAACTGATTCAAAACAATGTTAATTGAGGCGGGGTCACTCCAGTCCAAGGCCTGTTCGGACATTGTAACAAACGTACCGAAAGTTTTTTTGTCAACGTTGTTGTTCGACACGGTGACAGTAGACGGGTTTAGTTGGTCTAGTTCGGGTGTTTGTTCCTCGACTACTGGGCGTACAGTAATTTTTGGTCGGCGAAATGTTGCGCCTGCGCCTGGCATTGCCCTAGTCCCGATTGCACTGACAAACGGCCTGATTGGGTTAAGTCCGTCGTAGACGCTGCCGGTGATGATTTCAGGCAAAATTCCTGGCAAACTTGGGTCGGCGGTAATGTCCGGTGCTGCAGCTTGAATTTTTGCGTTCATTTCTGCAAGTACGCTGCCGCCTTGTAGTGACGCTGCGATATATTCGCCAGCGCTTGGCAATTTGAAGCTACGCGGTTGGGCGTAAACGATTGGCGCTACGTGTGCGGCTTCGATAACTGTTGGGGTGTCTGTTGTCTGTTCCATGGTTTCTAACTCCTCGCTAGGTGTTTCGGTTTCAATATTATCTATTTCTACGGGTTCTTGTGGGATACTCTGCGACGCCGCTACGCGGTCTACTGACGCGCCTTTAAAAGCGCCAAACGGCACCAAACTAAGTTCTTGCCAATCGGCCATTTCTATAATCATTGTGCCCGCTTCGTTGTAACTAAAACGGGTTGGGTTGACGCCTACCGATACGGCGTCTAGTACGCCGTCGGCTGCTAATACCAACGCTTCGTTACCTAACGTTGTTTCGGATATGCGGGCTTCGTACATCATGCCCCCAGGTGTATCAACCATGGCGGTTACAAGTCCTACGGCCTGGGTGCTGTCATGGCCCAAATAAAGTTTGGGCATTTTGCCGCCGCTGTTTAAGCTGCCTGGCAAAAACATAACTTTTGTACCGTCGTTTACTACAGCCTCAACGTTATACGGCAACGCCAAACCCGCCAACGTGCGGCGGGGCATACCGTTAGGTTCGGCTGCGTCTATCTGTAAATCTTGTTGGGTTAATCTAAGCATTTGGCATTACTCCTACTTCTTGAACTTGTGCGGGTGTATCGTTTCCTGTTAAGTAGCTTTCGCTTAGGTAGTCGTCGATATCGAATTTGACGTAGGTACCGCGCGGCAAAACGTTACCCATTGAAAGGGTTTCGGCTATGCAGTCCATAAACAATTTGGCGCCGAACATATACAAATCTTGGCGCGCTTGGGTGCTGTTTTGGTAACTGTAACTTCCCGTAGCGACCCCTAAAAGGTATGGGGGGCAGTTGGCCAAACGTGCTATTTCAAGCGACTGGTACTCACTAGCTGCCACCAGCATTTGTTTACTGGCGTCGCTATTTGTTTCGGTATATGTAACAAATTCGTTTAGTACCGCTACAGAATTTGTAAGACGCGCACTTTCAAAAGACTGCCCCAACTGTTGCAATTCCTCGGCGCTAAGCGGTTCGCCCGCAACCTGGCGCAAAACGCCTGTTGGCAGCAAACTAGAACTATTGCGTAGGCGGGCCTGTTCCAGCTTCAACGCCGTTAAAACTGCGTTAGGGCTAGTAAATAACAAACCTTGTATGGGGCTAATAAATTGCACTACGTCGCGGTGGTCGATAGGTAAACCACTAAACATAATTTGTTTAGACGGCGCAAAAAATACGGGGCCTGCCTGGTCTTGTGTTAAAACCATAGCGCTAGGCATACGTTGAAAAGACTTTGGGTAGCCGTCGCTACTACGTTCGGTGACGTACAAAAACGCCCGCTGAGTAAAAAATAAATCATCAAATAACCATGCAAGCGTTGTGCTATTTGGTAGCGACGGGTCAAGCTGTCTAGTCCAGGCGCGCGGTGCTATTTCTATTTGTTCAAGTTCACGGCTAACAGGGTTCCACATTTCGTTATACATTTTTAGCGGCGTACAGCCAATTACTGACGCCAATAAATCTCGCGCCCTAGTAATGGCAGGTACGGCCATAGCGCGTTGACGCGTAGCCCCCTGTGTAAACGCATAAAAGTTATCAAGTTGTGACGCGCCAACATTTGAACCGCTAGCCGCCGCTTTAACGGTAGTACCTATAGCGGCCTTGTTGACTTTGTTAAATAACGCCATGCGGTAAGTCTGCCATATCTAGTAAAAGTTTGGTGGCACTACCCACGGTGAAGCGGTCTATTTCTTTTCCCGACGAAAAGGTAAGCCGTCGCGGATAGTGCCGACACGATATTAGCGGTTTAGCGTAACTACTAGCGGTTTGCCTACCAGCTGCGGTTTAGACGCCAACGCGGCAGCCCAAACCATGCACCTAGCCAACGTGATAGGCCCAGGGCTACGGGTCGACGATAGGGCTACGCTGCCTTGGTGTTTGATAAGTACGGCGCGTTCGACGTGTTCTATTAACTGGTTTTCGCCGTGATGATATATACGGTTTTCTATAATCATATTTTTAACCGGACTAGTCCAGCGCAATAATTCGCGGTAGCCAACTATGGTTTTTCGGCGTTCCATATTTGGCGGTAAATGTATTTCTAAGCCTGGCGTTATTGCTACGCGTAACGTTGGCGCTAACGCTATTTCGGCTTCAACTAGGCGCCACGTTTCGGCAAGTGTTCCCGCAACAAACGCAACAGTAACCGCCGTTTTTAGTCCTACCTGTACGGCCCTAACGCCGACATATAGCGCGCCGTCTATGTCTACTTCAATAGCCAACACGCCGCCAGGCGGTATAGGTTCGTCGGATTGCAGCGCCTCGAATACGCCCATTTCTAACCAGCCGTTTTGGGTTGCTGTCCAGGTGTTAACCGACGCCCTTAAAAATGCGTTGCGGTTTGGGGCTTCGCTTTCTGCTTCGATTACGGACATTTCCAACGTGTGGCCTAGCGCGGGGTTTGCATATGCCCAGGCGGCGGGCGTCATTAAATCCATAGACGGGCTAGGGCTAAATTCCGCAAAATATAATTTAGTTTGTTCGCCGCTATCTATAGCCCTTAACCCTTGTTCGCGCCAACGCAACATAGCTTTACTATCTTGCGTGCCGGCTGTAGACATCATTACAAACAACGGGTTTTTGCGCGCACGTTGCGACGGTAATAAACCTTCGTCTATTGCGGCTTCGCTAATGTCCCAAACTTCATCGGCTACTACTAAGTCAACGCTGTAACCGTGTCCAGCTGCAGGCGTGGCCGCGCGTGGGAACCATACGCTGCTATCCGGCATTGTTAAAACCATGCGGCCGTAAGACCATGAAATATGGGCGTTAAATTTGCTTTCCAATACTGGCGCCAAATATGTAAACAACGCAGTAGCCAAATCCAGTTTGTGCGCAACAGTAATAACCGTTTGCGCCTGGCCGCGCGCTTTACCTTGCGTAGTCAACCACCAACCAACCAACGCCGCAATAGCAACCGTTTTACCGTTTTGTCGAGCCACAGAAACAAGGCCAACACGGTGCAAGTAATCGCCGTTGCTATCCATAGCCGTTAAACCATGCAAAACGTTTAACTGCCACGGCATTAGGTCTACGCCTAGTACCTCTTTCGCAAAATCCCCAATTTCGTTTACAGCCGATTTTTGACCACTAGCGGTGGTCGTGACCAATCGCGGCATATCGTGGCCAGTTCGCGCCAGTTCCGCCAAATCCTTGGAATATATAGGGTTAATGTCT